TATAGAAAAACGTGCAGAGGGCAGCTGCTGAGGCTCGACCAAAGTGGCAGACTGAAGCGCACGAAAAAAGTTCAAATAAGTCACTGAGAGGGGTTTACAGAATGCCCAAAGTGTGGTATAATTAATAGAGTCCGGTGAGAGAGGGGAGTATACTACAGATCGTAATACAGCATTATCCACATAAGTGCAAACATGAAGACTACTGCTCCGAATCCTATATAGACTATTATATTATCCATGTTGTTTCTCCATATGAATAAAAACTTATTTATAAAAAAAATGCTAAGTTATTGAAAACAAACGAAACGTTTTTGTGTACATTCGGTTCTTTATATGTTATATTGTCTATATAAGGTAAAAAAGGAGCCTATCATGACTATCGCTGATTTCACATTCAATAACGAACTGAACTGGTTTGAGAATGGTAACAAGGCCATTGATTTCGTGGATGGTGGTTACGTTGCAATTGACGATGATGAGGGTTCTGAGTCTGATATTCTAGAAACATTGGAAGAGGCGGTTAACTGGTTTAATGCATAAAAAAATAAAAAAAGTGCATTTTAGGGGTTTACAATCACTAGAGAATATGTTATACTAGTTATATCAAAAGGAGAATATATCATGTTACTACCAAATGGCTCAATGATCAAGAACGACGTAATCGACGCATTCAACAAAGCGATCGATAATCCGGAAAACCAGAACGCTGATGGTACCATGAACTGGAACTTTGTAGACGCTGATTTGCATATCGATATGTCAGCTTTTTACGCCACTGACTATTTGAACGAATGTTTCGATGTAATGGTTGACGAATATAACTGGCTAATGACAGGAGCAGCATAATGAAAAGCTTACTAATTGATTTCGCATCAGGTATCATGAACTTTGTACTAGTAACAGGAGTAATACTCTATATAGTAGCATAGACTACTTTCCTCATACGTCCGTGTGGAGGGCAGGCCACCTGAAAGCACGATCTCTTATGGGATGTTAGTTTCGATCGAACTAGAGCGGCAATGTCAATAAGGCCGTGCGGAGAGATTGGAGATACTAGCTTGGGCGTATGAGGTAAGGAGTTTATTATGGATCAAGCATTACTATGGAGAGCCATACAGGCAGTGATTATAGGAGGCATCGTAGCAGGTATCGCTATAGCACCTATGATACTGTTTGGCTGAGGTAGCCAGACCATCACTATGTGAATCGGAGTGCACCTCAGCAAGTGACAGCCCGCCATTATATTGAGAGAATATAGGGCAGGTGTCTCTACGGGGGCTAAGGCTCCAGCGGTAATTCAGAGGAATAACCTTCGCGGTAATTCAGTGAAGAAAGGTTTAATCATGCATGACATCGTGACATATATACTATTAAAGGGAATGCTATATGGAGGAGTGTTTCTTCTTATAGCGAGTCTAATAACGGAGTTTATATTATGACAGAAGCACTCACAGCAGGCCTTATACTATTTGTAATCATATTTGGTTTCTATATAGTAGTCGTTTCTTCATTGAAATAGCCAGATTTGTTTTATAGTGTTTCCCTATAAAAAATTTTCTCTGGAAAAAAAATGCCCAAAAACCTTAACGGAAAGGAACTACATTATGGGTTGGTGGAATAAGCTAGTACGTGATAAGAAAGAGAAAGAGTCTATTACGATTGATATGATGAAGGACGATACCGATCCTGCAGAAGTCAATATAGAGAATGCTTACAAAACAAGATGGATTTGGTACCATACTATCCTTGCAATAGAGATTATGTTTACCAATATCTTGTTAGTCGCTATATTAGTAGCGCTATTAATAAAGTTGTGAGATGCGAACAGTACACTATGTTGGAATGGATGAAGCGACTTACCAAAGAGCTAGACGAGTTTGGGGTGGGCCAGCTTATTATCACAGATGGAACGACGCAAGAGTAGATAGCGAAGTCGGTAGTGAAGACGTTGTTGTCTATGGAGACTCTACCTACAGAGAATGGGTATGGGATGCGTCAGCAGTAGACAGGAGTTATACAGAATAAAATGGAAATGTTCATTTATATCGTAGGTGCAATTACTGCTGTCATAGGTGTAATAGTCTATATGATATACACTCAAGTCGAGTCTATGGACCAACATGTATGGCAGCAGAACAATGCTATGAAACAGAAGATCTCTATATTAGAGAGCGAGCTCGCTAGTCTAACCTCTGAATTAAAAGAGCTCAAAGCAAAAGAAATCGAAGAAGAGAAAGAAGATGCTTAACTATAATAAATTAGATATAGAGAAATATCAACATTATAATCCTACTGATCATTTTCAGCCAGGTCAAGATTATGACATGTTCATGTATAACTACTTACGCAGTATGGACGATAAAGTTTATGTTTCTAAATTAATTAATCATGATATTAAATCTCTCTGTATGGAAAATATCGGAGAAGATATGAATAGACGATTAGCTGGTGACATAAAAGATGAGTTTGATATTACTGACCCATATACTATGCGATGTGTTGAAGAAGAATTAGCTATACACTTATCAAGAATACACCAAAGACGAGTAGGTAAAGTTTCTTTACTTGATCAAACCGATAATAGTAAACAACTATGGATAAATTTTCAAAGACCAACAGAATTTAATCCAAAGCATAGACACTCTGGTGTTTTTTCTTTCGTAATATATGTTTCAATTCCGGAAGAAATTAGACAAGAATACACCGCAGCTAAATCAAATCCCTCTGGTAAACGACGAGGAATGATTGAGTTTACTTCTAAACGCGCAAATGAGGCATTAATCTTTAATCCTAGGACAGATGATATTCTAGTTTTTTCTTCAGATCATGACCACCAGGTGTATCCTTTTTACTCAGATAATGTACGAGTTACAGTTTCTGGAAATATCAATTTAATGGAATGGGCCGAGTAATGTGGGTATTATTCGTAATGAGTATGGTAGGAAATGCTGAAGGTAAAGTCACGTTCTATAATGACTACAAATCAGAAGAAATCTGTAAAGTAGCTCTGAATAAGCTTAATCATCAATTTGAGTCTGATGAGTCAGGAATTTGCTACTACGTCGAATATCTAAAGCCAAAGACACAGGATACATCTCAATAGTCACTCGATCATTTTGATTTCCACCAAGGATATAGTAGTACTTACCATCAGCGCTTGTCATGGTATAGAAACCTACGTGTCCTTGCCAACCCTGATCTCCTCGAGGAAAGATAACAACATCTCCTAGAAGTGGCTCGTCTACAGATTCACCCCAGCGCAAAAAGCTTCTTGCCATTAATGGATAATCAGACACTGACTCAGATCCTGGTATTCCCTTTTCATGTAGAACAGCATTTACAAACGCAGCACACCATTCGGTTCTTGCTGGATTGATGTCTAGATAATCTTGTAGTTCTTCATTATCTTTTCTTTCATGAAGATACATTTTATCTAGAGCAGCTTGTACATGAGAGTCCGGTGGAACTTCCGGTATTACGAGATTACAGCTACTCAGAGCAAAAAGAGATATAAAAACAATTTTTTTCATAGAACTATTTATTTACTTTTCAAGAAAACTATGTTATAATATATAATATTGTTGATGTTGAAGCAACATGAAAGCATATGGGACCGCGGGGCAGTACCGCGCATCTCCACCATAAGGACACTATAATGGCATTGATTTGGACAGGAATACAATACACAAGTTTCGCCGCACTACTAGGAATGTGTGTGACAAAATGGGTTATTGATTTCCGTGCTTGGAGAGCTGGCAGACAAAAGTCAAAGTGTTGTGGATAGTGTGTTTATGATGGGGATGAACTAGGATCGACCAGTGTTGTAGTGAAGTGGAGTCAACCGGGTGATCGCGTATAGATCAAACACTATAACTGCAAACGATAATTTTGCACCTTCAGAAATCGCTCTAGCAGCATAATCTGACGGGTTGGCAACTTACCTTGGAACAGAAAAGTTGCATTTATTTTTTAAGTTATTGATTTTATTATAAACTTTTTTGAAAAAAACTGTTTACATTTCCAGAGACTTATGGTATAGTATTACTATAATCAATGAGGAGAACGATTATGGCTTATACATTCGACGAAAACATCATCTCAGACCTTCACAAAGACGCTCGTGGTTATCGTCCATCTCAGGACTTTTGGCATGGTTGGAATACTATGGGAGATGATACTAAGCAGTCTGTATGGGACATGCTTATCGAAGAGTTGAATGACTCTATGGAAATGCAGCGTCTTGAAGAAGAGAATGCTTTGAAAGAGTTTCGTGTGACTCTTCGTAAGGTAATGGATACTATGAACTGCACATGGAATCGTGCGGTAGAAGTTCTTGCTGAAGCTGAAGGTGACAACCTTTCTTATGACTTTGACCACTTCTTGTGGAAGCAAGGGATCGGCTTTAACGATCGTAATAAAATCCATAAGCTATATGAGGCTGCATCATGAGAATGCAGCTTGACGGCTTAACTCCACGACAAGCTGAAATATGCGATATGCTTTGGGCTTGTGACTCTATGGAAGAAGTCAAGTTTCTATTAGATTATTGTCTTACTGAAGATGATAGAGCAATGGCAATAACTCTTTTAGAAGTGATGCACGTTGAAGCTGCAGAAGCTCAAGGAGCTCTTGAAGAAGTAAAACCTGTTGTTGACGATCTACTTGATCGAATTATGAGGAATGCAGAATGATTACAGTTGAGTTTGACTTAGACGAAACATGTATTACTATAATGGATAACACAGGAGAACTTGAAGATGTAAGCGCTTTGCTTTATGATGACTATTGCCATATTCGTCAGTGGAATGAAAAATTAAATAGGTTTGATGTAGTAACGTTTAAACCTGAAATGTATCTCAAGCTAATGAAGGCTTGGAACTTGCCAGCTGGCACATATGACATTGTTCAGGTGGAGAGGTAAAAAAAAATAAATTATTTTTCCCTTTAAAATCAATAGGTTACGTTTCTCCTCATCATAAGCCATTGATTTTAAAGGGTTTTTTATTTACACTTTTTTTCAAAAAAATGCATTTTAGGGGTTTACAAACACAGAAAGTTGTGGTAGAATATACCTATATTTAATGATGGAGAAACAATATGACTATGACAGCTCAAGAAAAAGCAAACCGTTTGGCCCTAATCAAAAAGATCGCTGAAAAGCGCAACCGTCAAGCTGCATTTGCCGCTAAGCTGAAAGCTCAAGGCTCAAAGGTTCGTCGTTGGACTGAAGAGGTAGAAGCTCCTCGTCGTAAAAAAGCTAACGACAAGTTCGAAGCTGAACTTGCTCGTATGGATGAAAATCATAATGCTTGGACTGATGCATCTAAATATGCTGAGCAGTATTATGGTGAAACAATGAGAGAAACAACTCGTTTCGACAATGATTGGAATTAATCAAGAAATTCGTAATAGGATTCGTCTTTCAATAGCAGCATATGCTTATGAGATGGAAGACAATTCTATTATGGATGATTTTGAATTTGATGAGTTATCTAGATCTATTAATCCTAAAGAAAAAACTGGTAATAGAAAACTAGATAACTTCTTCAAAAAACATTTCAACCCAGACACAGGAATGTGGATTAGGCAACATCCGGAACTCGATAAAATTGCTTATCTATACAAAACCTATTATGCCAATAAGTAAGATAGACCTACACGGATTTACTGTACACGAAGCTTGGAAATACTTTCGCGACTCTACGAAAGAAGCTTATTTTCAAAGTGTAAAGAGTATTACTGTTGTTACTGGTCATGGCTTAATGAGTAAAGAAATCGAAGGTTGGTGTGAAGCTGATCCATATGCTATATCATGCAAGCGCCAAGATCCAAACACTGGATCATGGACAGTGTCTATCTTAAAGAATAAGAAAATCAAAGAAGAAAATACTACATTAGATCTCACTGGTCTCTACAAGAAGTGGAATAAAAAATGAGTATGCACATGATAAAGGGAGTTCAAGTACATGGTAACTCTCATCGTAAATCTAAGAAAAAAATCGATATGAAAAAGTTTGAAGTCGAATGGCGTCAATATAACAAACGTATGCGTCAAGCAAATTGCCATTCAGCTCAGTTTGAAACGCTCAACGACTATGTTAATTATGTCACTGGTAAAACTAAACTAAAGAAAAAGGAGTTTGTGCCTTATGAACCGAAAACATCCCAGCCACGACGCGAGACAAAGAATTATCCAAGCCTCTCGGCGGAAAGCATACCTGGATCGGGTACGAAAACAGAATCTCCAAAATACTCAGGAGACTACATTGTCGGAATCGCAACAATGCACAAGTCAAACCTCGTCCCTGTCGGAAGGGGAGATGATCCGTCAAATTATGCGACCATGAGACGAAACTAATGAAAAAAATTCAATATAGATTTATTAACGATTGTGAGGTTATGAATATAAGTCCAAATAATTATGTGGATATGTTCATTGAGCCTTGCGTTGCTAATAGTTCTAATTGGTGGAAATCATTAAACATTTTTTCTACAACAAATAAAGGAAACTATATTAGCCATTGGAAACAATCTTCTAAAGATTTTGAAAATCAAAAAAGAGAAGCAGAAAGCATATACAACGAGTTTAACTTTTTAGATGCTAAAAGTGGAAAAGGTATACACAACAATAACGAATGCTCAGATACAAGAACCGCAAAGCGGTGTGCTGGTATATTAGATCTATTTAAAAACTCTTATCTAGTAAAGTCTCCAATTGAAGTTTATATGGAAGTTAGGAATAGATCTATAAATGTTATTCATCAAGCAAACTATGATATGCTGAGAATTAGCATGCACCCAGAGTACCAGTATAAAACAAGTTCTCATAACTTGTTTGAAAATAAAGTAAGTATGAAGTTTGATTTACCTATAGCGTTTCAATCTCCATGTCCATTTATCTTTTTGCCTCCAACGTTTCATACAAAGGAGCCCACCTTTGAAGTTATTCCTGGTGTAATTTCTGATCCTGGACAATACAAGTCACAAACTTTAACACCACATACTTTTTTAGATATATCAAAAGATCGAGATATTCATATAAAGGCTGGAGATGTAATAGCTTATGTTTGGTTTACTGAAAAAACAAAACTAGTTCATAATCCAGATTTTGTGATGCATAAATTTAGAAGATTTTTTAATAAACCGCATAAGCAATACCACTAATGTCAATACCACATGTAAGGAGAATTTATAGTATGGACTTAACTCAAGACAATATGCTGCGTGAACTTCGTAGCGGAGAGTGTGAAGTAACCTTTACAAAAGCAAATGGTGACACTCGAATTATGAAATGTACTTTGAATATGGATATTATCCCAAAGAACAAATATCCAAAAGGTGACGACACTCCAGAATTGCGTGAAGGATTAGATCGAATCCTTAGTGCCATTCGAGTATTTGATACTGGTCTTCAAGATTGGCGATCATTTAAAGTAGAAACTGTGAAAAATTTTGTAAAAAATTAAAAATAACTGTTTACATTCTCAGTTACTTATGATAGAATATACTTATATTCAATGAGGAGAATAGCTATGGCAGCTCGTAAAAAAGTAAAAGTTCGTGCAAGACCTAAGACTGGCTTAGGCGGCGCTCCAATGAATGATGGTTTTGAAAAATTCAAGTACTATGTTCATATGGAAGTTGATCGTAAAGAACTTACAGCGGTTACAAAACCATTTGTAAAAGCTAACTTTTCAAAAGAGGATGCCAAAGCTATTCTCGCAAACCCTGAGTACAACTTCTATATGTACTCATTACATGCAGCAGCAATTTATTGGACCAACCTTGAATTGACTCTGCCTTCTAATTATAAAAATACGATTAAACGCGTTAAAGAATTCTATTCTGAATTAATTGACTCAGGTAAAAAGATCCTCGAGGAAAAAGATGCTCAGGCAAATGCTACTTCTAATATTGTAGTTCTTACTCCTCAACAGCGTCTATTCAATAAAATCCAAGAAACCATTATGATGGACTTGGATGATTTGGAAGACGCTTGGATTGACGGCGAAGAGCCGGAATTTGATATGTACAATTCTTTCAAGAAGCATGGACTTAGCAATGCGCATATTGCTCCAGTTCTTAAGCGTCTTGAGGGGTGGCTATTGGACTATGAAGATGCATATCATAAGCGCTGTGAACAAGCCGTAGAAGGCTATTCCCATATTGCGCGTCCAGCTCTTCGCCGTCGGATTAAGTTAATTCAGGATATGATCGCGGACTTGGATCGAGTAAAAGCATCTGCTAAAGCTACTCGTAAAACTCGTACTCCAAAGCCGCGTGCTGCCGATAAACAAGTTGCTAAACTTAAGTATCTTAAGGAAAGTAGCGAATTTAAGGTGACATCAATCTTGCCGATTACAGTTGTTGGTGCTATGAGATTGTATGTCTTCAATATTAAAACAAAGGAACTTACTGAGTACGTTTCAAGTTCTTCAAAAGGATTTGAAGTCAAAGGAACTACTTTACAAAATGTTGATGAACAATCACGTAAGATCAAATTGAGAAAACCCGAAGAGGTTCTTCCAATTGTACAGGCAAAAACAGTAAAGCAGATTGATAACACATGGCAAACTTTAACTACAAAAACAAATTCACCAAATGGGCGACTAAACTCGGATTGTGTCTTATTGCGGGCGTTGGACCGGTAAAGGCAGAGCCAATTGAAAGATTACCTTATGAAGAGCTTCATTGTCTAGTTCAAAACGGATATTATGAAGCTCGCGGAGATGGATATGCTTCGGTTATGGCAGTCACAGCAGTAGCATTAAATCGAGTGAATGATCCTCGATATCCTGATACTCCTTGTGAAGTAATTAGACAAGGACCTACAGATTCTCGAGGTAATCCACTTCGTAATCAATGCCAGTTTTCTTGGTATTGTGATGGAAAAGCTGACAATATGCCAGATAAAAAACTTAAAGCTTTGGTTGAAATAGTTGTGTACGAAGCTCTAAGTCTATGGTATAATAATATTGATATTACAGAAGGAGCCACTCATTATCATGCAGACTATGTCAATCCAAGCTGGGCCCGATCCCTCGCTTACACAACTCGAATTGGTACCCACAAGTACTACAGATGGAATTAATAATCTAATGTTAGAAGGAAAGATACTTACTAAGAAACGTTTCTCTGCTCTTGTAGAGAAGAAAGTAAATAAGTTTCATGTATCTTATTTAGACGCTATTTTAGAAGTATGCGAAGAACTAGAGTTTCCAGTTGAAGATGCTGCAAGGGTAATTACCCCAGCATTAAAAGAAAAAGTCACTGCAGAAGCTCAACGGCTAAATATGATTAAGGATTCAAACACGGCTACATTACCAATATGAGAATTATGGAACCTTACGACTCATTTAGATTTTATCAATCTATAAAACTTCATTTTGAATCAGATAGTTATGACGCAATCAAATATAACTATAAGACTTCAGTAAAGCCTCAATCTTTTTGGAAACGAAGAGACAAATACTTCTTTGCTAAAGTTGGTAAGAAATTTGATGATGCTTCAGAACTAGTTCGCTACTATGTTTCATATTTTATTCAAGATAAAAACTGGATTGGTGATATGCTAGATGATGATGATACATATAGACTATACCAAAAGCGAATTCAATCGCTTGGATATACCTTTGAGCAAGATTTAAATAAGTTAGCTGAGCTTGGTAATTTTGATCAGGTACTTGATTCTTCAGATGGTCATCCATCAGTGATTACATCTTATATGTCTGGAGATATAAATATAGAGTCAGTGGTAATATTAAACCAGCTGACAGGCTTTATGAATAAGGCCGATAAAGAAATAACCGAAACTATTGTGTGGCCAGATGTCTCACGAAAGATTCGTAAATATTCACCCTTTGTAAGTTATGATTTAGAAAAAGCTAAAAATATCGTGTTGAGGGTGTTTACACAATGACAAAATTGTGTTATAATATTATGTATAAAGTGGATAATTCAGTAAATACAAAAACATACGGAGAATATAATATATGTCTTTTGCAGATCTAAAACGTAACCGCGGTTCTATCGATGCACTTACAAAAGCAGCAGAAGCTGTAAGTGGTGGTCAACAACAAAAACAATCTTATGTAGATGATCGTTTTTGGAAACCAACTGTTGATAAAGCCGGTAATGGTTACGCAGTAATTCGTTTCCTACCAGCACCTCAGGGCGAGGATCTCCCTTGGGTTCGTTATTGGGATCATGGCTTCCAAGGTCCATCAGGTCTTTGGTACATCGAAAACTCTCTTACTTCAATCGGTCAAAACGATCCAGTATCTGAAATGAATTCAGTACTGTGGAATTCTGGTCGTGAAGAAGATAAGCAAATTGCACGTGATCGTAAGCGTCGTTTACATTATGTGTCTAACATTCAAGTGATTTCTGATCCAGGTAATCCAGACAATGAAGGTAAGGTATTCCTTTATAAGTTTGGTAAGAAAATCTTTGATAAGATTATGGATGTTATGCAACCACAATTTGCTGATGAAGATCCAGTAAATCCATTTGATTTCTGGGAAGGCGCGAATTTCAAACTTAAGATTCAGCAGGTTGCGGGCTACCGTAACTATGACAAATCTGAGTTTGCTAATCCTTCTACTCTATCTGATAATGACGATGAGCTAGAAGGAGTTTACAACCGTCTATATAGTCTACAGGAGTTCCTCGATCCTAAGAACTATAAAACATATGATGAGTTGAAAACTAAGTTGAATCGTGTTCTTGGTCAAGAGGATATGGTTATGACTACAGCTGAGTCTATCTCTCTTGATGATCCAGCACCAGCACCAACACAACCAGCGTATGAACCAGTTGAAGCTTCAGCATCTTCTTCAAATGATGAGGATGATACTTTAAGCTACTTCCAAAAATTGGCAGCTGGCCAATAAGAGAAAAGGGACCTTCGGGTCCCTTTTTTATTAATATGAGAAGTTTAGAAAGTCTCGTTTTAAGAAATCGTCTGGTGTAATACCTTGTTGAATTGTATAACTAGAAGTAGATACATTGTTTGTATTATTATTTGAACTACTTCCGCCCTGTACAATCATTGGTCCACCCATTCCACCATATTCACCAGCGCCAGCTTGAGCTTTATTATTCATTAGATCATTAATTGCCATAAGAACTTGACCTTGAGGTGAATTAAGAGGAGCTACAATTTCTTCTCCATGTAACATAACTGGAGTACCAGATTTTGGAGCAGAAACGATACCACCATAGTTTAGTTGTGGTAATGAAGCTAGTTCAGCTTGTAGTTCTTCAATAATTTCTGATCTAAGCTTACCTCTCCAATTACGCATATCACCATCAGCTATTTCAGCTTGTTGATTTGCAATTTCTGCTTCAATAGATTGTCTTTGTTCTTGAACAGAATCTGGTTGCATCCAATCTGGAAGCAAGCTAGTCATTAACGCTTTAATTTCGTCAATTGATGGTAAGAAATCAAATAGGTCACTAAAGAATGAAG